TGCGGCACAGCCCCTCCTGGGGTCAAGAAGTAGTTGCAAAACACAGGGTCCGTCTTCAAATCATGCATGAGGGGTTTTGTGTCCATGTTCAAAGCCGATAAGAAAGCCTTGTGGCTCACCTCAGGGCGCTTTAGGTGAGGAGTCCACTTCGCTGCCCATGCCGGCCACCGTATCACATTGTCGTCACCACAAACCACAGCGCTCCGCCACATCGACCCGGAGAAAAGGACCTCATTTCCTCCAACATTGCACCAAAGTGTGTACGCAGCATACAGCACATTCAGCAGTGTGTTCAGCCAAAAAGTTTCGTTGTGCCCAGAAGGAAGAGATCTCTCACCCCTGTACTTGAAAGCTCCTTCGCGCCCGGCCGCCTTCCATTTCATGCTGTCCTCCCAGTATGCTCTTTCCATTCGCACGATGTCAGCATCCAGAAGCCCTTCTGCAACCAAACTGTCAATGTAAGTGTCTACCAACATTCGGCTCACAGCGTTGTGGCTTGCGTCAAATTGTGTCATGTCGTTTGCAGTGTAGAAGTCGTCATCTTGTGCTTCTTTTGAAAACAGCTCCTCACAACACGCGTCCAACGTTCGACCGAACACTCCCGGCGCGGCCGCTGGCAGTGACGCTAGCGCCACCTGCCCAACAACACCACAAGCCAGTGCACGAGCGTACACAATGCAAGGTGGAGTTGTGTTGACCGGCTGCCCACCTTTCGTCAGTTGAGCAACGAAAGACTCCACACCAGGTCTTGCTGGCTCGAAAGAATGTTTGGTTTGTGTCTTGATGATTGTTCGGTAAATGCTGGATGAGACGACAGACAAGTCAGCTTCCAAGTCAAGTAACAATGCCTCAATAGCACTCTCATCGTCACCATCTTCATTCACCCGCACCCGCTTTGAAATTTGCTGGCTGAAGAAATTGCCCATCACAACCGACGGTGAAGCCAAGCATGTGACGTTCTGCACGGTGTTCCTCCGCACTTTCCTCAAAGCCGCGACGAACCGCTTGCAGTCTTCGGTTGCACCCTGCGGCAGCTCACCAGCAACATGTTCCTTGATTGCATTTGCTCGAGC